ACTGAATTCTTTTGCTAAATTCTCCAGATGCGTTCTTCGCCAGAATCGAAGGCCATCGGCTGCCTCATCGATGGCCTTCGATTGAGCAATACTGATTCTGCCGGATTTGGTCAGCGAGGAGAATTTCTTCTGCAGATGCTCCGCATCCCGGCAAATCTCATCAATGACCTCTGATATTTCAGGCATCAACAAAGTCACAATAGCATTTCAGCTTTTACGTGGTATGCAGTGTCGCATGGGCTGCGTACTGCCAGCGCCCGAAACCGACTGCCCTTCGCGTATATGCCTTGACGAGCATCTGGTCGTTTAGCCGGTAATGCTCACTCTCGGGCCCGAATACGTCCACGTTATCCTCAAGAGGAATCTCTTCCTGCCGGATATAAGGCTTCAAGGGAGCATCGGCACGATACACATCGAAATCCACCGTATAGGTCAAACGGGGATTGGCGACTACACTTACATTGAAGCCGTCTTTTTTCAGCGACTCGATTGTATTGGTATCGCCCTGGTTTATAGTCGGATTGACAATGGCCGGAACAAGGTACATCCACAAGGATGGGCTCGTCATAACGAGGAAATTTTTCGCATCTTCGTTCATTGGCTTGCCTTGGTCGTCTTTGATGCCCAGCATCCAGGTGATAACGCCAAGAATCGCTTTGACCGCCTCAGTGGCTGTCGGCGTCGCGGCTACGACAACGCTCAAGGCTGGAATATCGGTATAGACCAAAAGGTTCTTTTGCGTGCCGCTCTTTCGCTCACCGTGCGTTGCAGAAAAGAAATTCTGACCATCATAACATTTGCCAAGCGTTGTTCCCGCTCCCGCCAGCATAAGCGTGCTCATCAGCTCCGCCCAATGATTGACGCAGCGAACGGCGAACTCATCGACCTGGGCCATGACCTGTCCTGTCTTGTCCCGCTCGATGTCCTCACGCTTGATATTTAGGCCGCCCTGATAAACCCTGTTGCGAATCTGATAGAAGTATTCCGCCGCCTCTTCAGCTCGTTTCTCACCTTTGATCTCGGCAAGTCCAGGAGGGGTCCCAAGCCATGCATAAGTTTCGAGCGCGGAATCGCTGTCGAAAGGAATCGATAACAGATCGATCCATGCGGCCATTGCCCTGGCTATCCGGAGAAAGAATTCCCCTCGAACGCCTTGTGTCGTTATGTATCTCATTTTGAATTCTCCTAAAAATTTTTCATTGCCCCGTGGTTATGGGCGCAAACAAAAAGGGCCGCGTGAGTACGTGGCCCCACGTGGCCCTCTTGTTTGCCTTGCGTCACCTTCAGGCTGGCCGGCCTTCGGGCGAACCCGCTATTAACTTGTCTAAAACTATTCTTTACTTACAAAAATCTCATATAGACCTATCTGATCTATACTGACATTTTTTTTCTCCTCAAGTTTAGCGAGCTCAGAGACGATTTTATCTTTGATAGTCTCGGGTATTTCAATCTCTTTTACGATTTCAATTGCCGCTTTTTCATTCCAATGGAAGGCACCCTTGATATCCTGATGGAAACCGAGCTTTTTTTGCTCCTCTTCCGAGAAACTCAAGGCCTCCATGACCTCGCGGACCATCTTGACAAAGAGAAATGTCCCTGTTTTAGGCAGCAGATCAAGTAACATGATCCGATCCCTTACGCTCAACCTGACCTTCATAATTACTCCTTTCTTTCTTAAGATTCTGTTGGATTATTCATCAGAATCATATAATAGATCGAACCATTTATTGTGCATTTGACCTTTTTCCAATCATTACCCGTTTTCAAAGTTGTATTGCCTGTGCCTCCATTGGATATCATATTCAAGCTGCTCTCGAATCCCAGGAAATTAGTAACCTTGTCACCAGGATCGAAGTACATGCAGTAATCCAGGACCGTCGCACCATTGTTCGAGCCAAGAAACAGGGCCGACAAGCCCGATGATATCGTTTTTGCGAGCTGGCTGTCCGCCCAGATTGAAGCTATCCTGGAAAGTGCCGTGTAAGTTCCGCCATCCAGCAATTGACCCAAAACGCCGGCGGCGAGAAGTCCTGTGCTGTCTATAACGCCGGAATTTTTGATGCGACCCTGAACGCCAACCAGATAAACACTGTCTCCGCTCAGTGTTATACCGGAGGCAACTTCTGCATGACCACGCAAAGTGTAAACACTGCCGTTTCCATCTGCGGCCAATTGCGAATTGCCCCAGATACCGACATGATAACCGGTCGCTGCCTTAAATTGGGAAGTGAAGCTCATTATCGAAAGTCCGGTAGTAGATACGACAACCGTGCCGAGATTGAATCCCGCCTCGAGCGCCTCGCATGTCTGGAATTCGACTATACATGTATTGTCCGTCACATATCTTTCGACAACTCCGACTTTCGTATTCGTCCCGGAGGTCAGAGTATAAGTATCATCCGCTGAAGCGAATACTTCTTTGCCGACATCAGTTATGGCGATACTCGTTATAGTGACCTCAAGCCGATATCTTCCCCTTAATCGCTTAACTGTCAGGACACCATCCAAACCTAAAGAGTTATCGACATATTCCATCGCATGGCCCCAAAAAGCATCACCGGCGACAAGCCCTTCGGCATAACCGGAACTGTTTCTTCCGAGAGGAGCACCTTCGTAAATTATTTTCGCCGCAGCAACGGGGGCCTCGCTTTGCTCTCCTCTTATTATTGTTAGAGGTGTATTTGCTGCTAATACCATGATATATCTCCTTAAAAATTAGTTTTTAATCGTAACTCAAAATTCATAACTCAAAACTACTTACTTTTTCGGTGGATGACGAACGGCCGCGATATAAGAATCCGCCGAGCTGAACTGGTCCTTCAAATCCTGAGTCTTGTTGAAATGCTCTTTCAACTGCTCATCGTTGGCCGTTTTCTCATCGAAATTATCACCTTTCATCGATGTGGTATCAGTGAACTCCTGAGTAGCCGGGTCCACCTTGCCTTTCTTCAATTTGGCAAGCTGGTCGGCGAGCTCCTTATTCTGTGCCTCAGCCTTTTCAGCCCGCATTTGAAGCGCATCCTGCTGATTTTTGCTCTCGCCGAAACACTTGACCAGCAGAGCATTATCTTCGCCGCAGACTTTCTTTAGCTCGGCGAAACGCCGCATCACATCCTGCTCACCTTCTGTTTTGCCCTTTGCAAGGATCTGATTGTGAATCTCGGGCAGAACGGTCGATAAATTTTCGGCCGTCAGATCCGCCAGGCTCATGTTTTGAATGCTTTCTTCTGCCATGTTATTCTCCTTATAAATAATGTTGTCAAATGCCTGTGACTTGGTATTTTTAAGGGCACCGAAAACACAGATGCTTCCTTCCAGTATAAGTGCGTTGCGTATAATGGTGCCCGGCCCTTTCAATTTGCGGCCGTTGACCTCGACTGTATTGCCTTCAGCGATGTTCTCGCGGTCGCTTTTGTCCGGATCGAAACGCAGCGAGGCCTCGAACGGAAAGCCCTCATCCATTTCCGACTTGATGCCCTGAGCGAGTTCGCTGGTCTTGAGAAAATCCCCCTCCATTACAAAGTCAGGCTCGAAAACAGCCGAATCGCTTATTGCTATACGCTGCGTGACATCGTGATTGAAAAGTATCGGATTGCGTTTCTTGGCCATTCTCATCGATTTCTGCTCGAAGGCCAGATTGCCGAAGAACCAGTGCTTGACGATCGAGCCATCGTAAAGATTCAATCTGACCTTGTTCTTCGGCTTGTCCGGATCGGTCTGGGCGAACTCGACCTTTCCCGGCATGGTAAAGATAAACGGATCATCGCCCGTCTGGACCAGAGCCTGCTTTTCGCCGCCCGACGCCGGCTCGAAAGAAATATATTTGACATTGTTATCTTTGAGCCATTTCTTAGACTTCTCGACAGTCCAGCTTTCTTCAGCAAACCTCAAAGATTGAGGGACAACAGGGTCTTTCAAACCAGCTTTGCCTTTGAGTTTTCCCCAGATAATGCTCACAGTTTGAGGTACTTTAATTTTAGCATAAAGTTTTCCATCATCTGTTCGACGATACTGACCCGGTTTACCATCTTTCCAAACCGGATTTTTATCGAAATCTTTAGGATTTCGCAATCTTGCTGAATGCTCATTTTGGTATGGCATTTTGTTTCTCCTTTTGAAGCTCGATACCTTTATCCTTGAGAAGTTTTTCCTCCTTATCGCGCTGCTCGGTTATATCGTTAAACTCATCTCCGTGACGGGCACATATGGCCGTGCGGTTCGTTGTGCCGTTTTCAAGCTGAATCTTATCCGATTGAGACTCCCGAAACGGGTCCACGTAAGGCCATCGCTTGCAGAAAATCTCGTGCCGGGCCCAATCTTCCTTATCGGTCAATTGCTTGTTCTCAATCCATTGCCGCAGCTTCCACAACCATGTGCGTCTGACAAACGGCTTGATTACCAGCTCCTGCTCATCCCGCCAGTTGTCACGAACCTCCTGATATGCAATCCTGGCATTCATAAAAGTTGCACCGCTAAAATCGCCCGTTACGAGCATCAAAGCCATGCACATCGGATTGCCGATAAAGGCAAGCAGACGCATCACGAACGGATCGAAAGCCGCTGCCGGCCTCGTCTGGCCTATTGCCGAGAATTCATCCCCCGGCTCACCTTCCCATATCTGTCCCGGCTCTATCTTCAGCAGCTTTCGTTTGTATTCATCCTCCTTATTGATTCCCTCCGTGCTGACGTACTGATTAAAAGCCCCGCTGAGGCCAGTTCCCTTCAATGTCTTGACCATCATAGGGAAGCATGCGTTTATCTTGGCGGCTACGAGCTCCGCATCCACGTAGCCCCATAGCTTGTCGATAATGTCAACCGCCGACACAAGCACCGGCTCGCCGCGGCTGTAGCTGAACCGCTCCGGATTAAAGACATGCTGAACGTCCTCGGCACGATAATTTTGAAAATTTTCTCTTTGAATGTAGCCCCACTTGTTCGGCTTGCCTATGTAATAGCCGATGACTTTCTGAGTTTTTTTGCTGACCGCAACACCGTTGGTGACAGTAAAATTTTCAGGATCGAACTTGCCGTAAGGTGTCCCGCACTGCTCGCCCTCGATGCCCTGCAGTCCTTCATCCGTAAATAAAGCAAAAGAGTCACCATCCCGGCGGTAGCTTTTGTATTGCATCTTAATAAAGGCATGAATATTAAATCGACCCGTAACCTC